TTATAAAGAACATCTTGTATTTCAAACTTTACATTTTCTTTACCAGATAATAATTCATCTACTATTATTGATACTTCTTTTTGATTATGTTCTTTAACCAAATCATTCATATCAACATCTAATCTTTTAATAATAGCTTGTTCAACTTCTTCTGGTTGTCTTTCAGCATCAAATAACCAAAGAGCTTCTTGTATAGAAATATCATCTAAAGATAATTCTTCAATTCTATTTGTTATCTCTATTCTCCAAAATGGTTTAAGAATAAAAAATCCTTTCTCTATTGTTTGGTCTATAGCAATTAAAGATTTATTCTTAATCTTTATTTTCTCCATAATTAAATGGTCTAAGAACTTCTCTATCTTTCGTGCTGTTTCCCAATTACCAGATGGAGATGGCACTGCTTGGACAATGGGTCTAATACCAAAAATAACATTAGCAAGAGCAGCCTTGAGCTTTCTCATTTTAATTTCAATGGTAGGCATACGAATATTAGAACATCCAACAAATGGGAATGTTTTCTTCTTCTTTATTCGCATTCTCATTCTATGCCACTTGTCTTGAGAACTTCTCCAAGTTTCAGTCCAATTCTCAGAATCAGATTGCCAATTCTTTATCTTAGTAACCAGCTCATTCATGCCATTATTAGACATACCTGCTGCTGGTTGTATTACTTCTTTTTGGTATTTTACTGCCACTTTTTATCTCCTTTAATATCCATAATCAAATACTTTTATTTCTTTTTCGTCTGGTAATAATTCTCCGTATCTTCCTCTTTTATTAACTTCTGGTTCTATGTAATTTGGTGTTATAATAGTTTCCGCATAACACAAACAATCAACAATATCGTCCCAACGAGAAGCACCTAATGTAAGTAACTCATCTTTAGCTTCTTCATGATTAGCGTGTATATAATATTTTCCAGACTCAAATAATGGTTGCAATGCTGCCACTATTCTATCTTTCTTTTTTCTTATAACTTTATCTGTTCCTCTCTTAAATGTATTTTTTAGTTCTACTATTGGAGGATATAAGTGTCTATCGTGTGCTTTTCTTACAAATGAATTAAAAAACTCTTTTTCAACTCCAGAATTAGGAACACCTATCGCTGTCAAAGTATCTTTGTTCTGAAGATATAAATTTAATATTGAATCTATAAATTCACCAGAAGGACGGTGAGTCCGTATATAACTAACAAGATAACGATTATGTTGAGAATTAATACCAACCAGAGTTGCCACCTTATAATCAGCCCTCTCATCATCAGAGTAAGCAGGGTCAACGGAAATAACAGTAGACAAATTAGTAGGAAGCTCATTCCAATACCTGAGTTGATGTGGTTTAATCGGTGATGCTTCATTAAGAATAGGGTCATTGAGATATTCCGAGGCAAAAGCGGTGCTCCCAATCTCCTTTTTCCTTGCTTGTAACTTTTTATGCGACCAGAGTGATTTCCATAATTCATAACCTTCCTCCTGTCTAGCATCCTTGTAAGCTCTGAATTTTCTCTTTTCCCAGTCATTATCGCTATCTAACATCTCTTGTAATAGGGCTAGAGGGCTTATAATGGTGCCTATCCATATAAACTGCCCATGAGGTAACAAGGTGTTTAAACAGGCTTTAAAGACCCATTCTCGTAGCTTTGTGCGTTGTTCTGAGCTTGCTACTGACTCATCAGTCTCTATATCATCTAATATTATCAAATCTGGGCGGAAACCTCGTATCTGACCTCCAGCACCACGAGCACGAATGTTCGTCTTCTGCTTGTTATTCAATATCAGGTGGGTCTCCGTCCATTTATTTGACTTTAAATCACCAAAATACTTTAAAAGGAGTGGATTTGACTCCATTTCGGTACGCATCTTGCGTAACCATTCTATTGCTAGCCCCTCTGAAGCTGATATAATTAGAATATCCTTCTTTTTCTGGAATAATGCACACCAGAAAGGATAAAACACCGAACAAATCATTGATTTAGCAAAACCTCTCGGAGCTGCTAGAGCCAATCTCTGTGCATTTTGCACTAAATTGTATATATCTTTATGAAAATCAGGAACCTTGGAAGTAAGGAAGTGTCCTAAAAAGTCTTCCACCCACTTTAATAGGTCATTATTCCAAATATTATAAAGTTCAGTAGCTTGTTTTTCGGTTATTTCCATTTATTTTCTTTTACGACCCCTTCCTGCTCCTCTGCCTCTACCTGAACCTCGTCTTGGTTTAGCATCACCTTTCTTACCTACTCTTGGTGTTCCACCACAATCGCCTTTCTTTCCTGCCATATTATCTCCTTTTCTGACCCAGTAGGTCAACATAGTTAATGGTTCGCAAATTACCGAACCATTCGCAAATACTGTCGTTTAATGACAGTTACAGTTAAAATATACCATAGTTATGGTATTACTATTATTCTTGGTTAACCTATAAAAGCAGTGGGTTAACGTATCAAATATGATACCTTGTTTAGATATACGTTAATAAAGCATCATAATTGATTATTTATCTCTTTTAGAAAACAATGTTAATAACAAATATATAATATAACCTATTGGAATACAGATTACTGCCCCTAAGTGATATAACCAATCTTTAAATGTATTTTTAATTAAATTCATAATAAATACAGTCGGTAGCAACACTCCTTTCGGATGAATCGGGCTTTAACCGCATAATGTGTTGCTACCTATAAATACAAGTCGGTGGCAGTTGGTTATTTACATCACCACCGTTGTGTCTAGATTTCACATAGTAGCAACTGGCTTACCACGCCACACCGACATTCCCAGAATGGACTATGCGATTCTGGGGAGGTGATAACCCCACTCAAGCCCTTTCGGGAGTCAAGCGGGGAGCAATTTAAAAGAACAAATGTTCTATTATGTAGGACAACTGTACTATTCAATAGAACAGTATTTAGCCCAAGACCGACTATTTTCAAATTTTTTACCACATACTTTGCAAGTTACTTGTTTTTTCATTTTTTACCTAAAACTCCTAGGAGCTCGTTTAAGCCCCTGAAGCTCTTTTTTCACCCTTTTATAAACCCTTGATTATCAGTATGTTATAAAACCTCTTAATTTAGCCACTCCTAGGTCGACTATTCAAAAAACACCCTAATTTAGTTCAATGTTTTCAATGCTTTTTTAGGGCTAGAAAAATGTCTCGCACTTAGTCGTGATAGCTTTTTGATAATCTGTCAAAATCTTGCTCAGTTAATTTAAATTTATCTACTTCATTAGCAGCAATACGCCCAGTATAAAGTTTGATTAACTCACGAGCACAACACTGAAAGTATCCCGACCTAATATGTGCCAACCATTTTAAAAATAACTCTAATGTATTATCCCACTTAGCCCTATTACAAAAACTACAGCTTAACACCAAATTATCTTGTTCGTCTTTACCACCCAGCTTAACAGGAATTATGTGGTCTAAATGATTTTTGAATATTCCAAGGTCTATACCACAATAATAACAAATATTACCATATTTTTCTATATAGTCTTTTATAGCCCGCCGTCTTTCTGTGATTAATATGGTTGGTCTTCTTTTTTTCATTACTTTAATTCCTCTCTTTATTCTTAACTTGACGAAGTGGACATCTTACTACCTTTACTAGAAAATGCTGTTTACAGGTCTTTGTACAGTTTAGGCAGAATGAATTAACTTTGAATTTCTTTTCTAAGTCTATGTACAAGATGACCTCCTATTTTGATAATTTGAAAAATATAATATATATTGTGAGTGGTAATATATATACATACAAACCCCATGGGGGTGGTTACCCTCTTTCCACACTGACCACTAAGCTAATAGATAATAGACTTATCAATGTAGCTTCCGATATGATTTATTATGTAAACTATCATATTAATATATAACATACTGTTACGCATCTACTTGTGTCAATCTATTGTTTACTATAGCTTGCTCTTTCTGCTCTAAGCCTGTGAATACTGCGACAGATTGGCTTGATTCTTTATACATAGCCTTAATCTTAGACAATAGCTCTAGCATTCTGCTCTTAGTCTGCTCTTTCTTACCTGTTTTGAAGAGGTTGACTATCTCCTTGAGTATCCATTCAGCATTAACATCAAACCCTATCTTAGCCAACTCCTCCTGATATATCTTGAACACCTCTATTTTACTCAAGAGAGCACTAGCCATAGATTCTGTACTATGGTCTTTCTTTACGCCATAAGCCACGCTATAAGCCTCTGAACCATTAAAGCCATTATTTATATATTCTTTAATAAATAGTCTATACTTATCTAATTGTTTATTATCTTTTCTATTCATTATTATATATCCTTTATATTACTTATATATATATATATATATATATCACTTATATTATATTCTTTATTATATATATACTATATTATATTGTATTATATTAATACCTATCTATTGCTCCCGGCTTAATCTTTGCTTAGGTGGCATCCTCATAAGATTTATTCTGCTTTAATATCCACTGTTAAGGCTTTGTGATGTAATTCATTCAATTTAGTTAAGTCAACGCCGTCTATACTTACCTCTAATTTTAAGATTAGATATTGGTCAACGTCGCTGTTCTTAATACTTAGGTTCTTGATTATTGCTTGTAATTTCATTTTACCTCTACACTAGTTAGTAAGAATAACGACACATTTGAGGGTTATTTTACAACTATTTTTAAATATCTCTAAAATGTGTTGATTCTATTGATTAAAATAAATGAAATAAATGTTGACAACTGGTATATAAATGTTATACTTATGGTAGATGAATAATTATTAACCTATTTAAACAGAGGAGGAAAGATGAAAGATTACAGAGTAAAAAGAAAACTATATCATAGTCCAGAAAGCAGAGAATTATTACTCAAGAGAAACAAAGAAACAATGCAAGATATACTTGATAAGGTTGGATATAAGAAAGAGTTATTACCTACTGAGTATAACTCGCCAAGTGATTATGTGTCAAGTCTAGGGAGATAAACAGTATAACCTAATAAGGAGGGAGAGATGAAAGTAGAAGAAAAGAAAAGACTAGAAAAAGTGTTAAAAGGAACAAGCTTTGAAGAATATGATTATGCAGAGTTAGAGACTGCTGATGATTTGATTGATAACTTCCAAGAAAGGATTAGAGAAGAAGATATAATTTACTATCATACAGCTATGGAATACTTAAAAGAGAATGACTCAAGCCTAAATGAGAGTATGGCTCTAGCTAATGAAATGGGTTATACTTGCGAGAATATTAACAGCGAACTATTAGCAACACTACTTTATCAGCAGAACCTAATAGAAGAGTTGAGCGACTTTACTAATGATATAGAAGAAGCATTCAAAAAATAAAGGTATAACCTAATAAGGAGGGAGAAATGAAAAGGGATAGACAGTTTGAGTTTATTAAAGATAGTAGATTTAGCGATAATCCTCAAGGAGAATTGAACAAAATGACAAAGGAATTGGAACAAAATATAGTTGATTTAGGTATCTTAACAGTGTTTCCAACAAGAGTTCTAGATTTCAATGACGGAACTATATCTTTTAGAAAAACATTTAGGATTGAAAAAAGAAAGGGTTTTAGTTGGAATAATCTCTATACAGTGATAAATAAGATACAGGCACCATATTATAATATAGTATAACCTAATAAGGGGGGGGAGAAATGAGAAAAATTAAGTTCAGAGTTTGGGATAAAGAAGATAAAGAGTGGATAGATGTTGAATATACTATTGTGGGTGCTTTGAGAAATGTAGAAAATTGGGATGGTGATTGTGTTCTTATGCAATATACAGGACTTAAAGATAAAAATGGTAAGGAGATATATGAAGGGGATGTATATAAAGTAGAATATAATGATACATATGATTTTGCCTATTACAAGGTTGTTTATGACAGCGAAGAAGCTTCCTTTTATTGTGAATGCGTTGCAATGCACCACAAGGAAAAGGGGTTTAAGGATATTTCTCAAGGAGGATATTGCAATTTCTGCTTATCATCAAGAAAGGGTGAAGTCATCGGTAATATATATGATAATATGGAGTCTAAATGAAAAACAAAGGGGGGGAGAGATGAGAGTAAAAGAAAAGCTATTGGAAAAAAGAGAGAAATATCAAAGATTAGTTGATAGTATATTCTATGCTCATAGAGATTTAGCTCTTAAGGAATTAGAGAAAATAAATAAAGAGTTGGCTAACCTATAACAAAGGGGTAAAATGAAAACTTGGGTAGAAAGGGTGCAAGAATTAGAAGAGGAAGGATTAACCAGAAGTGATGCTCAAGGGGTGGCAGATTTAGAGGAAAGGAGAGGATTGGTTGAGCCGAGTTGGGATATATAACAAAAGAAGGAGAAGATGAGATACAATTTTACAAGAGCAGAATTAAAAACAAAGAAAGCCAGCGAGTTTAAAGAAGGCGATGTAATCAAGACAGGGATATATTATATCTACATTAAATATGGACAATATGACAGACCTTCTTTGTGTTCGTATCACCAAAGAGAAGACTTTAAACCTTGCGGATGTACTCCGGGGTGTGACAGACCATATTATATTGATAATTTTCTTAGTAACTAACCTATAACAAAGGGGTAAAATGAAACAAAAAAAACTAAAGCGTGATTGTGTCATCAGCATAGTTAATGGCAAAGACTTGGTAGGAGTTTACTTTGCTGACACAGATGGTTCAAAAGTGCTTATTGAGTGTTCACCTAGTAAGGCAGATAGGATTATAAAGGCTTGGAATAACAAATAAGGGGGTAAAATGGGCATTGTCTATCTAAGCGTGTTTCTGACTATTGTAGCTACTGCGGGGTTTGCTATATATTTAGGTTGTAAATTATAAAAGGGAGAGAAGATGAAAAAACTAGTACACTATTCAATACCTACTAAACTGTTTATACCCTTCAAGAAAAAGTGTCAAGACGAGGGACGGACTATGAATGGCACTATTATTATGTTAATGAGAATATGGACAAAGGGGAGAGGGGTTTAATCCCCTCAATCCTGTTCATCCCTTCTAAACTCATACCCTCGCTTTGTGGTTTTTATAACCTTCTCAAAGTAATTTCCATCTAAAGATATTGTATGGGGAAGTTTACCAGTTTCCATTGAGTCTAACTCTTTCTCAATCAAGGGGCAAGGTCTTTTGGTTTTAAGGCAGGTTTTGTTTTTACATTCTGAACATAGGGACATAATTTCTCCTTTGTGCAAATAATGCACATTAGTTTGTTATGCCTCCAATTAGTCAGTATTAGCCTCTAATGGTGGGCGGGTTGTTATTATTTAGTTGATATA